TGATCATGTATGGCCCGGCACAGACGAAGTTGCAAAAACATTTGTAGAGCGTATGAAGTTTGATGATGATATTGCAACATGGAATACTGATAGATTAATTAAACAACCACAATGGATGCGAGCTCCAGAAATATATACATTATGGGAAAGCACAGGACTAACACCTCCGCCAAATGAATGGATAGACAACTACATAACTGATTATGTAGCACACCAGGAACATGAGCAAACTCTCATTACTGAACTAAAGGAAGCATACAATGCCAGACAATAATTTTTTACCATTTACAACTCCAATTAAACTTTATGTAGCTAAAGAAGAAAATGCAGTACATCTTAGTTTTCGTTTATCAGACAATGCAACATTTAATGAAAAAATAAGCATCACACATATGAATATGATAATGTCTGAATGGAACAACGGTGGATTTAAAGGCATTGAAACGTGGATGGGAAAAACATGGTGGGAACTACGTACCTGTGGACCTAGACCAGAACAACTACCAGCAAACTTTGTTGCTATCTCATTTAAAGACTGGAACTTTAGAATTACACTAGAGTTTATGGAAGAATTATCTAAAGAATATACAAGACAGCTTGCAGGTACAATGCACCTAGAAAGTCTCAATAAGCTATTAGCAGAAGATGGTCTTGAGTTTGTAGATCCCGCATTAGACTCTCCCGCAATTGAAGTAGAAGAACCATCAATCCCATTATCATTTAATAAGGAGACCGGCTCAATTACACTGTCATAATGATAAATAGCATTATGGATATAGTTAAAAAACTAAATAAAATAAGTTTAATACTTGGAGTGGCATTAGTGTCATTACTTACATGTGTTATGCTGTTGATCCTTTCTTATGTTAAGTTGCAAACATCACATCCATTGGAAAATATACGTGGTGCAATTATTCAGCCCGTATTTACTGACACAGCACTATTAGAATTTCAAGGTACATACGATAGAAGCATAAAATGTAATATGAAAGGTTTTGATGTTACATTATATAATATAGACACACAGGACATTATTACACTAAATCATAAACACCTAGCAAAACCAGTTCCAATCATTCCAACACCATCAAAAGATATAAAAATTCAATTTGCATTATTCATGCCAAAGACAATGTATCCAGGTACATGGAAACCTTCATTTACAGGCATGTACATATGTCAAATGGGTATATTCATGGATCAAAAGATGCAAGTCATCTCTCCAGAATCCTTTGTAGTTAAGCCAACCACAGAAGAATCTAAATAACGGTTGACAAAACCAAGAGTTCTTGTTATAATATACAACATATTAACTTCCTAACGGAGAACTATGAAAACCAAAAGACAATTAACTGCGATAAAAAAGCGTATACATAATCACTGGACTGTAAAAATACAAGCTATCTCTCCAAAATTATCCAAAGCTAAAACAAAACTATTTGCAGATGTTGCTACTGATCAATGGATGGAGTTGATAACTGATGACAAATAGCACAGAAGAAGCGTTTACTCCAAAAGACACCTGCAGTATTTGCGATAGTAAGTATGACGAAGATGCAGGTGGAATACAAGGACACTTTGGTATATTACCAGTTACGTTTTGTGAATGGTGTTACAGTAGTATCTACAGTATGGTTGAACAAGACATCAGAGATAATTTAGAACCAGAGCCTTGTGGGATGAGTCGCAAATGAAATATATCACATTAGCATTAAGTACATTAGTGTTATCGGGCTGTTTCTTATCAAGCAACTGGACGCAACGTTTACCTGCAGACGTTGACTATGAAGCAAGACACAAAGACACATTAGAACGCAGACACAATGGTTAAATACAGCTATGTTATACTCTCGCATAGAACAAATACAATTTGACCTAAATGTCACTTGTAATGCCTTCTGTCCAGGTTGTCATCGATATACGTTTGTTGACAACCAAATGTATCTCAACCCACATTTAAACTTTAACTCCAGTATAAGTATAGACATTATTGAACGTGTAATGCAAAACCCACGACTAAATGATGATGTATGGATTGACATGGTAGGACTGGTCGGAGAGCCAGTTGCACACAAAGACTTCTTAGAAATTACTGATGTTATATACAAGTATAGACCTAATGCAAATCTAAACGTACACACAAATGGTGGACTTAGATCTGTAGAATTCTTTACTGCACTTGGTGATAAAATAAAAAGACAAGGACCCGGAAGTTCAGTTACATTTAGTATTGATGGACTAAAAGATACAAATAACATATATCGTATAGGTGTTATTTGGGAAAAAATAATGGAAAATGCAAAAGCAATAGTTAGTACTGGCGCTAGTGTAACTTGGAAATGTATTGAGTTTCCATGGAATACACATCAGCAAAATGAAATAGAACAATCAGCTAAAGACATGGGCATGAATTTCCGTTGGGAACCTAATAGAGATAAAGGGTCTAAGCGTATGGAATTATACATGGACGCTATTAATAATAGGTTTCATAAAAAAACTCCAGCTCCTATGAATGTAAATCCCAATGCAGAAATTGGACAAGGATACGAGTTTGATTTCCCTGAAATTAAAGACCGTTGTTTTGATGAAAAAGCAATCTATATAAACTATGATGGTAGAGTATTGCCGTGTTGTATGTTTAATGCAGCCACAACAGATGAACAATACATGAAAGAAATAGACTCATTTATATATGGAACAAACAGCAAATGGAATGATTTGCATACATATAGTTTAGAAGAAGTAATGAATAACAACTGGTGGCGAATGTTGTTTGATAGCTTAACTACAGCACCTTGTACAGTTTGTGTGCATTCTTGTGAAAAAATATAAAAAAGATGAAATAAAAGGTTGACAAGTAAGACGTCTTGCCGTATAATGTATACATAAGCTAAAAAACAGGAGTTGATTATGCAAAACGAGATACAAACATTGGTTAAAACTATTAAAGCAGATTATGTTAGATGGTGTACACAAAATGGCACTAAACCCTTAACAGGTTATTTTGCAGAAACAGTTGCTAACTTTGATGAGAGTGTACAAATTAAAGAAGGCAAAAAGTACATTAAGATTATTACCAAAGATACTTTATGGGGCTTTATTATGAAAAATGATGATGCTAAATTTAAAAAAGGTGATATTCTTAAAGCAGCAAGTTTTAATGCACCTGCTCGTAACCAAGCTCGTGGAAACATATTTGAAAAATACAGTGTAGCGTGGACAGGTCCACATTACTTAAAATAAGGAAAGATTATGAGTAAAACAGGAAACTGGGTTTTGGGAATGCAAGAAGATGCGTATGATATTACTCTTGCAGAATTTATTAAAAAATACGGCGAAGGTCAATCACCTATTTGGCATAATGCACAAGAGGAAGATGAAGGGGTGCTAATTGACGAATAAAGCATATGTGTTTGATGTTGATGGAACACTAACACCAAGTCGTGGAAAAATGGACTTTGAATTTAATAAGTTTTTCTACGACTTCTGTTTGCTCAATGATGTGTATCTTTGCACAGGAAGTGATTTTCCAAAAACTGTTGAGCAAGTAGGCAACATAATTTACAGTGCATCCAAGCGTGTATATAACTGTAGTGGAAATGATGCATATGAAGGGTTTGAAAATGTGTATCGTACAGAGTGGAATCTAGCAGATGAACCTTGGAAATATCTAGAAACTAAATTAGCTGAAAGTAACTTTCAACAAAAAGCAGGTGGACATTTTGACGAACGTCCTGGTTTATTAAACTTCAGTATTGTTGGTAGAATGTGTACACAGCAACAACGTAAAGATTATGTCTTGTATGATACATATCATTTAGAGCGTGAGAATATAGCAAAAGAATTTAATGCTATGTTTGGCAAAGAACATAATATTATGGCAACTGTAGCAGGTGAAACAGGATTAGACATAACACAACAAGGATGCGGTAAAGCACAAATACTTAAAGATTTTACTGCATATGAAGAAATTATATTCTTTGGTGATAAAACAATGACTGGCGGTAACGACTATGATATTGCACAAGCATTAATAGGCAGTGGGCATACAGTATTTTCAGTAAAGGAATGGCAAGATACATATCGTATCTTAACACAAATTGGTCTTTACGAACATGAGATATTTCATTGAGACCAATAAGAAAGGGTAAAGTTTGGACCTGGTTGCCAAGACGAGTAGACAGTGGAAAGTTAATCTTTTTCAATTATTACTATTATGAAGAATTCCTAAGAACAGCAGACCCAAGACAAAATTGGGTTCATAGATACGAATACACTAAGCGAGAATATTTCATAAAAATACTTATAGATAATAACTAAGCCCTTGCAATATAAGGGTTTTTTATTGACGAATTCGGTTGACAACCAAGACATCTTGTTGTATAATAGTAGCATAAGTTAACAAAAAGGATAACAATATGACAAACGTATTTAAAACAGCATTTACTAAGTATGCAACATTAGCTGAAAACCAACTAGAAGATAACAATGTTAATTGGAATTTTGTTGATGCAGATCTTTGCATGGATGGATGGGGTGATGCAAATATGTTAGGCAATAGTTACGTAGAGATGTTTGAGAAATGCGCAGATCAATTTGAATTGAATCAAGCAGCAGATCGGTTAGACGTTTTAAAGAGTGATTATTTAGGTCAATAATTGGAGTAAGTTATGTTAGTAACACAAGCACAAATGTTTGCAACAGCGGCACACGCCGCAATTGGACAAAAACGTAAATACAGTGGAGATGATTATATTGTTCATCCAGCTCGCGTAGCCAGTATTGTTACACAACATGGCGGAACAGATGAAATGGTTGCTGCTGCCTGGTTACATGATACTGTGGAAGATACAGATGTATCACCTGATCTTATCCTTGATATGTTTGGTGGGAAAGTTGCTGATATTGTCGAAGGACTTACTGATATTAGTTTAGCAACAGACGGCAACCGAGCAAAGCGTAAATCAATCGATTGTATACACAGTGCAAATTCATCAACTGAATCACAATTTGTAAAGTGTGCTGATATTATTGATAACAGTTGGGATATTGCTGACAATGATAAGAGTTTTGCAAAGGTATACAAATCAGAAGTATTTGTTTTATTGCATGCAATGACTAAAGTAAAGCATACCGAGATTTGGGATCAAGCAATGCATAGCGTCGAGTTAATGCCTTAATTGGCATTAACTAAATACACGTATGCTTTATAAAACAATTGATACTGTAGAGTTTGATCTAAATACAGTGTGCAATAGTTATTGTCCACCATGCCACAGATACACAGTGCAAGACGGTGAACTATTTCACAATCCTTACGTAAAACTTAATTCAAACTTAGACCTGTCTGTAATCGAACGTGTGTTTGAGAACAGTAGATTAACTGATGATTGTTTTGTTGATTTAGTAGGACTAGTAGGTGAACCAATTGCACATCCAAACTTTATGGAAATTATAGATATTATTTATAAGCACAAACCTGATGCTGCAATTAATTTGCACACAAATGGTGGATTACGTACTGAGAAGTTTTTCTTTGATCTAGCTAAAAAGTTTAATAAGAATAGTTGGATTAAATTTTCATTAGACGGATTAGAAGATACAAATGGTATATATCGTATTGGTGTAGACTATAATAAAGTAGTTGCAAATATGCGAGCATTTATAGATGGTGGTGGCCGTGCAATTTGGAAGTTTATTACATTTGAATGGAATAAACATCAAGTAGAAGAAGCAGAAGCATTAGCCAAAGAATATGGTTGCTATAAATTTCAACAAGATTGGGATGTCAATGACCTAGATATAGATATATTCATGGCCGCAGCTCAGAAGAAAATTAATAAAAAAGTTGCATCAAAAGCAGCAGTTTTTATTGATGTACCAAGTAATAGATCAACCAAAATTAAAGATAAATGTTTTTCGTATAAAAAAATATATGTAAATGCACATGGATATGTTATTCCGTGTTGTATGTTTAATGGTGCATTTACATATGAATCAATGCGTGACAAAACACTTAACTTTATTAAAGAAGATAGAGAAGAAGATTGGAACAGTTTATATAACAATAGCTTAGAAACTATAATGAGCAATACATGGTGGCAAAAGTTAAAAGACAGTTTTGAAACAAAACCATGTGATATCTGTGTAAGCTCGTGTGGTGTTAAATTAGATTGACTTATACCAATAATTAGTGTATTATATATTATAATAGATAAGAGGAATTAAAAATGATTTTAGAACTACTTAGCACTCCGTTAACTTGGGGATTGGGAACATTTGTTATAGTATGTGCATGGCACAATTATAAGGTAGGAAGATTAGCAGGAATAGCAGAAGGTGTGGACGTAGCACTTACTATGCTTAGTAATGAAAAACTGATTGATCTAGAACACGGACAAGACGGTGAAATTATTATTCATGCCATAGATGGCAGTGCAAAAAAGAAAACAAGGTAAAATGTATTATAAACGACAACTATTAGATATGCAAAAGCGAGCAGAGCTTGCATTAGAACAATCGCCAGCACTAGCAACAACATTTGCAGATAGATTTCAAATGGCAGAAGATTTGTTTGCAAGGTTAGATAAACAAATGTTTATTGACTGCAATGATATTGATCCAACTGATCCATACAAAATTGAAACATGGAAAGACGAAAATGTTCCAGAAAAGAGTTTTGCACTAAAACATCAAGGTCCTGTATTTGGATTTGATATTGATACTATGGTAGGGCCAGAGAGTTGGCATGATGAAACATCTGGAATGGATGATTATGTATTGCGTAGAAAATGTTATATATATGATTGGACAGCAGATAAACTAAAAGAAGACTTTCCAGAACTAACATATTTTACAAATTTACATAAAGAATTTGTTCCTGTATTGGATTATTATTATAACGAATGTTTTAACGATCAGTATATAGATGTTGAAAAAGTTTTACACAAACTTATGGTTATTGAATATTCGCATCCATCTGCAAATCAAGGCAATATTGTAGACCACAAGAAACACAATACAGAGCGGTTTGGTGATATACATTGTGATGAAACACTAGGTGGATTACATCTAGGAGAAAACGTAGTAGAGTTTTATATAGAAAACCATTTAACAAACGAACGTAAGAGTGTAGAAGGATTATCTAATAATAATACACTTTGGTTCTTTGGAGAATTTAGTGAACGTAGCGGGTGGCAACCAAGCATGCACGGCATGCAGCACAACGCAGAAGACGATACCTGGAAAAGGTATAGTATAATTTTTGATTTACAAGCAAGATATAAAGGAGAAGAATAATGGCATTAGTACCAATGGTGGTCGAACAAACAGGCCGCGGAGAACGCAGTTACGATATTTACAGTAGACTATTAAAAGATCGTATTGTAATGTTAACTGGAGAAGTAAACGACATGACAGCAAATTTAGTTGTTGCACAAATGTTGTTCTTAGAATCACAGAATAGTTCAGACCCTATTAATTTTTACATTAACTCACCAGGCGGTGCAGTAACAGCAGGTCTTGGAATATATGACACAATGCAATTTATTAAATCGCCAGTAAGTACAATTGTAATGGGACAAGCATGTAGCATGGGTTCATTCCTATCACAAGCAGGTGAAGCAGGACAACGTCTTGTATTACCAAATTCACGTACAATGATTCACCAACCAAGTGGCGGTGCAGGTGGACAAGCAACTGATATGCAGATCCAAGTAAATGAGATTATTAAAATTAAAAAGAACTTAACAGAGATCTATGTTAAACATAACAGTGTTGGCAAGACGTATGACGAACTTGTAGACGCAATGGAACGTGATAACTTTATGTCTGCAGAAGAAGCAGTTGCGTTCGGATTAGCCGATAAAGTTATAGAAAGAAAAGCATAACGTTAAGTTAGGTATATATTTGTATAAATACTTATATGAAAATATATGACATACTAGAATCACTAACAGAGGGTCCAAATGACCCTGCTATATTTAAAGCAATCTTTCTTGCGGGTGGCCCAGGCTCCGGCAAAAGTTACGTAGCAAGTAAAATACTATCAGGACAAGGTCTGAGACCAGTTAATAGCGATGATGTATATGAATACTTAGCACAGAAGAAAGATATGGATATTGGTGATCCAGAAGTAATTGCTAGCGTAGATGGTCAAGAAGTAAGACAACATGCTAAACATATCTCTGATAAAAGACAGAAACATTTGATAGATGGTCGTATTGGTTTAATTATTGATGGTACAGGAAAAGACGTAACAAAAGTAAAAGAGCAAAGTGAGGCATTACGAAAATTGGGATACGAAACAATGATGGTGTATGTAAACACTAGTCTTGATGTTGCTCAAACACGTAATACACAAAGAAAAAGAAAACTACCTGCAGATTTAGTAACAAACATGTGGAACAAGTTACAAAACAACCTAATGGGTTTCCAACAAATATTTGGTGCAAGTAACTTCCATGTAGTTGATAATAGTGGTGGATTAGAAGATCCTTCAAGAGCTGAAAATTTTGACAAAGTTTATAAAAGTGTTAGAGCATTTATTGCTTCTCCAGTAAAAAGTAGAATAGCTACAAAATGGATAGAAGATCAGCATCAAAGTAAAAAGACCACTTAAATACCTCCAAAAAAGTGATAAATACATAGTAACAGCGTCTTTGTTGGCGTTTATTAATTAAGGCATACGGATTAACATGTACACATATAAAGCAAAACTTATTCGTATTGTCGATGGCGATACAATTGACGCAGAAATCGATCTTGGGTTTGATACCGTTGTTCGTAAGCGTATCAGATTGTACGGAATTAATACACCAGATACAAAAACTAAAGACTTAGATGAAAAGACTAAAGGTCTTGCTTCTAAGCAACGTCTTACTGAGTTACTAGATAATGAGTTTGTTGTAGAAACAATTCTAAACAAACGAGGCAAATATGGTCGTGTGCTAGGCGTAGTTTATACTATATCAGCAAATGACAAACGATTGAATATTAACGAAACTTTAGTAAACGAAGGTCACGCTGTCAAGCATCTATTTTAAATAGATTGTAGGAGAAATTATTATGAGATTATTTGGTATTTGGACAATTTTAGTAGCACTAGTAATTAGTGCAATTGCGGCATGGTATAGTATTATAGGCCTGGTTGCAATATTTGCAGCGGCAGTAGTACCAGTTATTATTATGGGTACAGCATTAGAAATAGGCAAAATTACATCAGCGGTATGGCTACACTTTAACTGGAAAACGCATAGATGGATGATCAAATGGTATTTAATATTTGCCGTATTATTGCTTATGTTTATTACAAGCATGGGTATTTTTGGATTCCTATCAAAAGCACACATTGAACAAAATGCACAAGCACTTGAAGGCGTTGCACAACTAGAACGTATTACAGTAGAAATAACACGTGCAGAAGGCGAGATAGAACGTGCAGAAGGTAAAATTGAAAAACTAGATACAGCAGACACAAGTGCAGATGATAGCATACAAGAAAAGATTGTAACAGCAGAATTAAGCATACAAACAGTATACGATAGATTAAAAGATGATGTTCAGTTTACAAAAGATTCACTAGACCAAGCAGCAGAACCATATCTAAAACAATCGGAACAAGCAGATGCTACTATTGAGAAAATGAATACTTATGTAGAAGAAAACAACATAAGAGCATTACAAGGATTAGTTGGAGCAACACAGGATGGTCGTTTAGGCGCCCAGACAGCAGCACTTGTTTCAGAATTCCGTGATAAAGTTGAACGAAACAGAATGATGGCATTGTTTCAACTACAAAAAATAAGAGAAAATAGCCAAAGAGAAACTAAAGATCTAAGATCAGCGGCAGATAGAACAATAGCACAGACTAATAAACTTATTACTAGATTACGTGAACAGTTAGGTACAGCAACAGATAATGATGTTGAACCAGCAATACAATTGTTAAGAGTTAAAATTAAAGATTTTGAACTAAGTTTAGATACATTATTTGAAGAAAAATACGCAATAGAAGCCTCGGGTAGAGTACTTGAAGCAGAAGTAGGCCCTGTAAAATATATTGCAGAGCTAGTATACGGAGAAGATGCAAATAGAGATGCACTAGAAGATGCAGTTAGATGGGTAATACTTATACTTGTTATAGTGTTTGATCCTCTTGCAATTGTGCTAGTTATTTCAGGTATAGCTCTTATTGAAGAAAACCCAAGAAAAACGAGGACACGTAATGAGCAACCACATACAGAAAATCCAAAAAAAGAGACCAAGTTGGTGGAAAAAATTATCAAGAAAACTTCAACCAAAGAAGATAGTCCAGCACCTAAAGAAATCGTAGAGCCAAAAAAAAAGAACTAAAGGGGTCTGAAGCAATTGAATTTCAAGGTGTGGTGTATGAACCTACACACTATGCATACGAACGTATTAAAGAACAAATTGATCTTAACGTTCTGAATCGCAAAAGTTCAGCAAGACAAAAGATGGTAAATAATATTGTAGACAGATTAGAGATAACTGATCCTACAAGAGATAACGATACTGACATTGTTAAAAAGCAGTTAGAAGTAATGTTTGAAGAAGACCAAGCAAAAGCAAACGAACTACTTAACGCAGATACTAATCATATACTTGAAGTATATAATAAAATAATCAAGGACGCAAAGAAATAGTTAATGAAACCAAACGATAATAGCAGTTATACAGTAACAGCACCAGATTTATTCCTATCAGAAAATGGAGTAAACGTTTTAATAACAAGCACAGATATAGAACTAGTTAATGGAATCAAATTATTATTTGAAAAGTTTATCAGCACCAGTGTCATTTTTAATGTTCAGTTAACTCAATCAGACCCAGCAACTATGCCATGGATGTGGCACGTTAGTAGAACATGTGAATATATGGTAGTTGACCTTGATACATGTGCGTGGGAAGATATTATGGCTGCGTTATTAAAAACAAAAACACCTAACCATACTGTATTATTTTATACAGCAAAAGGAGTTAGGAGAGAAGCAATTAAGTTAATTAATGCAACAAGCAGTTATATTACAATTACAAACTTAGAAGAATTAAACAAGTTCTTAGACATTGATACCAGGTACCCAGGCATGCCAGATGAGTAGTAATCCATATTGCAATTTTTGCGGTAAAAACAAACATCAAACTAAAAAACTTTTAGCCGGAAATGATGGAACGCACATTTGTGATGGATGTGTTGATCTTTGTCATGACATACTTATTAAAGAAAAAGCCAAAGCAACAGCACAACCAGAATCAGCAGCACGCCTTAAAGTACCTACACCGCTAGAATTACATGAACACTTAAATAGATACGTAATAGGACAAACCACCGCTAAAAAGACGCTTAGTGTAGCTGTATACAACCATTACAAGCGTATTAAGAACACAACACAAGTAAAGCTACAAAAGAATAACGTGTTAATTGCAGGACCAACAGGAACAGGCAAAACACTAATTGCAGCCACATTGGCATCATATTTAGATGTTCCATTTGTAGTTACAGATGCAACCACTATTACTGAAAGTGGATATGCAGGAGATGATTCAGAAGTACTAATAGATAAGCTATTACAAGCGGCCGACTATGATGTAGAAAAAGCACAATTAGGTATTATATACGTAGACGAAATTGATAAAAAAGCAAAGCGTAATGACATGGTAACATTAAGCCGTGATGTAAGTGGCGAAGGTGTACAACAGAGCTTGCTAAAATTGATGGAAGGTGTTACAATAACAGTACCGAACAAACATGGAAGCCAACCAGAGAAAGTAGATATTGATACAACTAATATTCTGTTTATAGTTGGCGGTGCGTTTATAGGGTTAGATGATATTGTAAAGCAGCGTATAGGAAAAGGCAAAATTGGCTTCAATGATGACCAAGCAAAAACAATAGATAATTGGGAAGAACACTTACAAACCCCTGACTTAGTCAAGTATGGACTTATTCCAGAGTTTGTAGGAAGATTACCAAGTGTAAACGTTTTACACCAATTAACCAAGGAAGAACTGATAAGAATACTAACAGAACCACAAGATTCAATAATAGATCAAATAAAAGTGCTTTTTTCACTTGACAAAATAGAAATAGAGTTTAATATAAAAGCATTGGAAGAGATTGCATCTATTGCAATAGAACAAGACCTCGGAGCTAGAGGTTTAAGAAAGATACTGGATTCAGCACTTGTTGAAACACAATACCAGTTACCACAACTAAGAGAGAGCGGGGTGTCAAAAATTATAATAACAGATAAAGTAATCACCGATGGTCACACACCATTAATGGTTAAAGGATAATATGAAAAATTCATCAAATAGTCCTCAAACCAGATTTCGTATTACAGCTAACGAAAAGATAAGAGCTACAGAAGTAAGAGTAATTGCACGTGATGAGGATAGTGTTGTAATGTCAACAGCTAGCGCATTACATTCAGCAAGGAATCAAGGATTGGATTTAATCCTTATTAATGAAAAAGCAGATCCACCATTATGTAGAATCGTAGAAATGAATAAATATTTGTACGAACAGAAACAAAAAGAAAAAGCAGAGAAAAAACGCCAACGTGATAATCTAACTGATCAGAAAGAAATCCGTATGGGCTTAAACATTGATCGCAATGATATGCAAACTAAAGCAAATCATGCTAAAAAGTTTATAGAACAAAAAGCAAAAGTCACGGTGACAATTGTTTTAAAAGGCCGAGAAAGAGGCAAACAGGACATGGCAAGGGACTTGTTGACTAGCTTTGCAGAAATGCTAGAAGTTGAGTATGATACGATAAATAGTCAAAACAACAGAGTCATAGGGCGTGTAAAGTAGGAACAAATGGAAAAAAGAAAATATCCACCTAGAGATAGGAACAACGATAGAGATAACAAAAATAATGGACTGTCAGTTGAAGTCAGAAACAACAACGTAGATCAGGCCATGAGAAAGTTAAAAAAGAAAATAATGAATGATGGAATGTTACAAGAGTTACGCGAACGCCAGCATTTTACAAGTAATACAGAAAAACGATTGAAGCGCCTGGCTGCGGCACGTGCTAGAGATCGTAAGCGTATGGCCAAGGATAAGATAGACAAAAAAAGGCTATACTAAAAGAATTTGTATACACGTAGTATACGAATAGGCGAGACGCCGAAAGGGTCTCATTATAAACATCTTGCTTAAAAGGAGATAAAAGATGAAAACATTAACAACACTTGATCTGCAGAAGATCGCACCATATGCAGTTGGATTTGACAGAATAATTTCTGACATGTTTCAATACGCAGATAATAACGTAGCAAGCACAGGCTACCCACCATATAACATTCGCAAAGAAGGTGACAAGTTTCAAATTGAAATTGCACTAGCTGGTGTTACCAAAGAAGATTTAGAAATCAACTTAGAAGATGGACAGCTAACAATCTCACATGACCCAGAGGAAACTCAAGTCGATGTAGAGTATTTGCACAGAGGTATTGCACAACGCAAGTTCAAGCGTACTTGGACACTTAGCGATGATGTAATTGTAAAAGGTGCTCAAATGGAAAACGGAATGCTTTATGTAGAATTAGAGCGTATTGTACCAGATGAGAAAAAACCACGTACAATTAAAATCGATTAAATACTAATGTAAGCGTTAAAACGGTGTAGGGGAGTTCTTCCTCTACACTTTAAACTAAATTAATTTCAAAAGGTAAAACATGTCATCAACATCAACAGCAGCAGTAGCAGAAAAACAAACGTTAGCATCACCTAACAAATATATGGTTATTTTTCTAAATGACAACGTAACACCTATGGAATATGTAATCCAAGTACTATTAGCATTCTATGGTAAAACAACAGAAGAAGCAAATGATATTACAGTGGAAGTACATGAAAAGGGTCGATCTATAGCAGGCATGTATAGTTACGAAGTAGCTGAACAAAAATGTATTGAAACTGTTACAGACGCAAGAAAGCATAACTATCCACTTGATGTAGTTATGGAAGAAACTACCTAAATTCTCAAAATTACTATTGACAAAGTATATTTTTGTGTTATAATAGCTATAACATACAAGGTAATCTGGTTATGAATAAAGTAAATATACAAAATATTGCAGGCAAAATAGCAAAGAAAGATGATCGTTACACAGTAACAGATAATACTGATCTTGCTAACTTAGTGCTTAGTAGTACATTATTAAAAGCTAATTGCTCTACGAATGGACATTTTCACGTAGGACAAGAAGAAATATACTTCTTTGTAGACGGTTCTGGTAAGATGGAACTTGATGAAGAAATAATTCACTTTGTAGCAGGCGATATTGTGCAAATACCAAATGGAGCATTTCATAAAGTAAGTGCAGGTCCACTTGGTGCATATTTTGTATGTGTATTTGATGGGAAACGATATGGTAGCTGATTTAGACACCAATGAAGTAATCGAAGACGCAAAAGAGAAATTTAAAGACAGTCAAATGACTAAAGCTGGCAAGCTAGCAATGGAGCTGAGTCATGAGAAAAGACGTCTAAAAAAAGAATTAGCAGAATTACAAACAGAAGTAGAAGACCTAACACCTACTACGCCAGTTGGTACAGTTGACTGGTATGTAAAATGGATAGCAATGGGTCTTGCAGTTGCTGGTGTATTCTTAATGAGTGCAGGCTTTGCATATTGGGGACAAGTTGCTTATATTGTCAGTAGTATTGGCTGGGTGTTTGTGGGAATGGCATGGGGCGATAGAGCTATTATGATTGGTAGTGCTATTACAGGAACAGCCGTAGCAATGAATTTTGTAGAGAGGTTAATGGTATGAGAACAGGAATTACATTTAGTACATTTGATTTATTACATGCAGGACACATTGGTATGCTACGTGAAGCAAGAGCAAACTGTGATTATCTCATAGTAGGTTTGCAAAGCGATCCAACAATTGACAGACCCGATACAAAGAATAAACCAATACAAACTATGGTTGAACGTTATGCACAACTTAACGCAATCAAGTTTATAGACGAAATTGTACCATATCAAACAGAAGAAGATTTAATTGATATTTTACAACTTTTTCAATTAGACATTAGATTTTTAGGCGAAGAATATAGAGAAGCAGACTTCTCTGGTAAAGACGTGTGTCGTAGCCGCGACATTGAAATATATTTTAACAAAAGAGATCATCGGTTCAGTACCAGTGGTCTAAGAAAACGAGTAGCAGAGCGGGGGAACACTAAATGACAATACATGCAATGATCGATTTAGAAACATTAGCTACTACACCAGATTGTGTAGCACTAACTATTGGTGGTGTTAAATTTAATCCTAATGCAATATCAGAGCCGTATCAACCATTTTATCATAGATTTAATGTTGACGAGCAACTTAACAACGGCCGTGTAACATCTGAAAGCACACTTGAATGGTGGGGCAAACAATCAGAAGAAGTACGCAACGAAGCACTAGGTGACGAAAACCGTACTCCAGTGTTAGAAATACTACAAGCATTAAACAAATGGTGTGTGGGTGTTGATACTATTTGGTGTCAAGGACCTGCATTTGATATATGTATCTTAGAGAATCTATATCGACAATACAACCACCACATACCTTGGGCGTTTTGGAAGATACGTGACAGCAGAACACTGTTTGGTATCATGCCAAAGGATCCACGTAAAGAGATTAACTTTGCGGCACACAATGCATTAGAAGATGCTAAAGTTCAAGCATTATGTGTACAGCAAACATTACAAACATTAAAACTAGAGGTTCGGTAATGTTACATACTGTAGAAGCACTAATAAACAAAATAAACGTAATGCACACAAAAGCAATTTATTTACATAGGCTTCGAAATCAGTTTTCAGAACATGCAGAACAAACATACGACCATATAGAATGTCAGGCTATTATAGACGATATACAAGCAATGGCACTGCTTATTGCAAAAGACACACAGGGTACAGAGATCAAAACAGAGATGGAATATAAGAAATTTTTAAAGGATGACAAATGAGAATAGATGAAGATGTAAAATTAGACTACACTGATGTACTAATTAGGCCAAAGCGTAGCACATTGGGATCACGTAAAAGCGTCGATGTAACTCGATCTTTTAACTTTCGTAATTATGAAACACCTGTTGCAATAAAAGCACCACCTGGAATAGACCCAACTGATTATGTTGGTGTTCCGATTATAGCAAGTAACATGGATGGTGTTGGCACATTTGAAATGGCAGACACACTAGCTAAACAACAAGTTATGACTTGTTTAGTTAAGACATACAGCGTAGAACATTTAGCCGCATACTTTGGTACAGATAGTGTAGAACGTAAAGAGTTTGTAGCAATGAGTATAGGCATTACAGATCGAGACGCAGACAAGTTTAGACAGGTATATGCACAAGTAAGCAAAGGAATGAAATACGTTTGTATTGATGTAGCCAATGGCTATAGTGAACGGTTTGGTAATTTTGTAAGACTATTCAGAAAAGAACATCCACATTTAGTAATCATTGCAGGTAACGTAGTTACTGGAGAAATGACAGAGGAGTTAATCTTAAATGGCGCAGACATTGTTAAAGTTGGAATTGGACCAGGATCAGTGTGTACAACAAGAATTCAAACAGGAGTCGGGTTTCCGCAACTTAGTGCAGTTATTGAATGTGCAGATGCAGCGCATGGACTTGGTGGAATGGTTATCGCTGACGGGGGTTGTAATTGTCCTGGTGATGTGGCTAAGGCTTTCGCTGGTGGTGCAGACTTTGTAATGCTAGGTGGTATGCTTGCAGGACACAACGAGGGCGGTGGTGATGTTATTACTAAGCATTACGAAACAAACGAACTTGTATACGAAATAGGCAGTCACTTGGATAAGCATACAAAGAAAATTGAAACAAAAGAGTTTGTAGCATTCTACGGAATGAGTTCAGATGCAGCAAATACAAAACACTTTGGTGGACTTAAAGATTATCGTAGTTCAGAAGGACGTGAAGTATTAGTTCCATATCGTGGAGCAGTAGAAAGCACGATTCAAAACATATTAGGTGGTATACGTAGTACATGTACGTATGCTGGTGCAAAACAACTTAAACATCTTGGGCGTTGCACAACATTCGTAAAGGTACACAACCAATTTAATCGTGTATACGAAGGCACTACAACAAAAACATAAGTTTAAAGCAGGTATGCGTGTAGTGCATATCGACTTTGCATAAATAGCTTTGGTTTATTGCAGTCATATGTGATAAATAGAAGTGTAAGAAGATAGTACATTACAACGTTGTATTATTTAGAGCGACCTCGGCTCAGAAAAAAAGAGCGGCAGTTAGTGCCACGCTAACTGACTATGGGAAAGACCATGGCATAACCCATGCCTTACAAGCGACACACTTACCAGGTGTTGTGGTAGCAGCCAGGAGAGACTGGCAATAACGGATGCTTTCCCAAAAACATCCACATATAATATAATTAGGAGAAGTCTATGACTACCAATTTTTTTGGTGCATGGGCAGATCTCTTCAATGGCGCACGACTTAGTCGTACGAGATATGAGGCTGAACTGCTCACTTATGCAAAAACAGAATATTCACAAGACTGGCAATATGCTTATCAGCATATGCTAGACAACGATGGCCATGGTCCACGCACAAAGCGAGGAGTAATGGTATGATTGAACAGTTAGTAAAACGTTATCAAAAAGCAATGCTAAGCCGAGAAGAGAAATGGCTAGCAAACTCAAGTGATCTAGTTGAGCTAGAAAGACGTCAAAGAGAATTACAACGTGGAAATGCACCTTGGCAAAACGCCCAGTTGACAAATCCCAATCTACGGGGGCATGTATAATGACTAGTACAGCACTATACCTAACAACTTGTAAAGTATGCGAAGTACTTAAACAAGTCATGCTAACAACATTAATGCTTATATGGGCTTTTGGTGAATCAGCCGGAAGAGCAAGAGCGGCCAGCGAATTAGCTAGACTTGGTTATCACAAAGAATCCAAGGTATTAATGTTACAAGGAAAAATAAAATGAAACTTATCAGAACACTAAAAAATATGATGGCTTCTAGCTATGATAGAAAAGCATCTCAACAGTTACACAGAATGACTGACAGAGAACTTGCTGACATTGGAATATGTCGTGGAGATATTACAAGGATATGTAGAACACAGGCTACTTTTGCGAGAAAATACCAAATGTAACAACCTATTGTTATCTTTACATTAAAAGTCGTATACTGTTCCCTCGGTATGCGGCTTTTTTATTATGTACTATGTTAATCGACTAAATACTAGTATGAGCAAAATAAATCTAATACCAAACTTAATACAACAACTAACTGCTACTATTCCACAGGAAGCAAAGTATGAGATTGTAAAAAAGTATGAGAAAGAAATGTTATTCAAGCGTATGATGTTATTTGCATACAATCCATGGATAGATTTTAAACTACAACACTTTGTGCCTAAGCATCAAGGTAAAATGTTCGGTATGGGTATAACTAAATTTATGCATATGTTAGAAGAGATTGTAGCTAACCAATTAGATACCAAAGATGCAGAGTTTGGATTTAACATGGCATTTTTGCATATAGACACACTACAAGCACCTATTATGCTTGCACTAATTAATCAAACACTTGGCGAACAACTAGGTATTACACCAGAAACAATAAATCGTGTCTGGCCTAATTCAATACATACATATCCATTACGTACAGCTATGGCGTCATCACACAAACAGTATGACAACTTTCCAGCTTCTGTACAAACATACAGTACAGGATTACGTGTAAATGTTATTATATATGATAACACAGTATCTTATAGACAAAAAGATGGCACTGTAATTGAAGGATGGGAACATTGGGACGAACAGTTTATTAATCTTGCACAAGGACAAAATACTGTATTTGATGGACATGCAGTTGCTACTAAAGACAATAAAATAGTAGAAACTGACAACGACAAAGTATTAGATGCCGAAGTAGAGGATATTAGATTTATATTTTGGGATGTAATACGATATGATGGATTTGTTCAAGGAGAAGATACACGTATAGGATACAATTGGCGTTATAATGGACTAGAACATATGATGATGTTAGCGTATGCAAAAAACCAAGAACCGTGCTATGATATTTTAAAAGCTGAAATGGTAGGGTCTAAAGAACAGTTGGAAGCAACTGTTAAGAATTATAGTAAAGCAGTTATAAAGTCATTGGATAATACTTGGTCTAACGGATCAACACTTAACGAGATTATTACTTCGCAATAACAATTTTTTCTAATCTATGTAAATGAATACGTGTGTTTCTAATATATCGCCATACTTTACCACGCCCATTATCCACTTCGAATATAGACTCAGTAACACCAATACTAATGATAGTTGCTTTTTCCTGATCCAAGAATACAACGTCACCTGGTTCAAACCCTGGTTTCATTTTCCAACGTATACTTGCTACTAAATCAGTAACTAGCTCTTTTAACATTAACGCAAATATACCAGACAATAGTAATGCCAATACTGGCACTATGTAGGTAGTTAAACTTTCTTCTAATTGATTTTCCATACTTGTATTTACCATAAATATGTATGTAGTTAACAAAAAGGCACATAAATGAAAATAGCACTTTGTATATCCGGAGAGACCAGAGAATATAATCAATACCTAGGTCCTACTAGCTTTATAAATTATCTTAGAAGCAAAGGAGCAGAAGTAGACATATACGGACACACGTGGAAACATTGTGGTGTACCCGATGAATCAGACACAATTAAATTCAAAAAACTGGTAATAGAAGATCAGAAAGTAATAGACGATTGGGTAGATTTAAATCCAATGAAAAATGGGTGGGACACAGAAAAACAACCTCATGTATCATCTGATGAATGGTTCAGAGAAGTGTATCATAACACCAG